GAGAGGCTGTTTACAAACTTCTCAGACTTAATATTTGTAGGGAAGGTTGCATAAAAAATCTCGTTTGCATTTTCTTTAAGAAGATTTTTTTCGTTCTCACGGAACGATTCATCGGTCGCCGCAATGGGCTCGTCAGGATTGACATTGTCCTCGACAATTTGTTGCTCCTCGGATTCCTCGTCGGTATCCTCGTCTGTTTCCTCACTGTCATCTGATTCGTTACCTTGTTCGGATTTATCATCTGACTCTTGGCTCTCACCATCGGAAGTTTCTGTTTCGTCAGCCTCCTCGTCAGCATCAGGGTCATAATTATATTGTTTTTCTTGTTCTTGTTCTTCCTGAGCTTCTCCGTAAATGTCCTCTGCAATTGCAACAACATCTTCCCAAGTTTCTGCATTGTCAATGCGGTCAAGATAAACTTTTTCTGCATCTGTAAATGAAATGCCGAGCAGGTTGCCTATCTTGTAGTGAAGATTGATACGGTCAATAAGTGACAACTCTTGAGGATCTTTGTTCTCACCGAAGAAACCTTTTGCAAACAACTCGCGGTAACCGGCATAGAAGTCTTTGACCAGACCAGGATATTGTTTCTTGATCTGACGTTCAATACGAGCGTCCTCAATAACATTAAGAAAGCCTTTGAAGTTTGCACCACGGTCACATGCCGCATCGTGCCAACCATCAAGGGGTGTATTCAAGGCATGAGATACTTCGTGTCCAATAAGCAAATTGTAGAGCTCGTTGGACATGTCCTGCCATATCGGAAGAATAATTTTGCGGTTCTGTAAATCAAACGATGCAGTCGTAACATTACGGTGCTCAATGGAGATATTCTCCGTTGCGAGCAACTTTGCTAAGACTGACTTTTGTGCAATTTGCATAGTATCTAACTCCTCACTATACCATGATTATGCACTCTTTAAACCGAAATGTCAAGCACTTTTTTTCTAAATTCTCTCAAAATAACGTGAAACAGCCTTAATTTTTTCAATTTGTTTGTCAATAATGACTGTTCTGTTGGGCCAATGGATATAATCCTTCTCAGGATTCTTTTTCAAATTAAGTAACAATGGGAGAATCAAATCCTCAATATCTCGCAATTTTCCTGCAACATCCTGCTCAACAAGTGAGCGGTGCTCGTTAATCATACCCGAATTATCAGTGGACACAATACGAGCTTCAAGTTGCTCTAGTTTGTCCATGATTGCTTCCATCTGGTCAGAAGATACCTCGGCTTGCACCGGTGCATTTGACGATGGGGTTACATCATCATTATCTACAATTGTAAAACCAAAATCGAAATCGTCAGACATATACTTGTTCCTTGTGTGCTTGTCTTGCTTCTTGTAATTTAATTTTTTTAGCCTTTTTAATTGCTCGGTCCAATTTCATTTTACTTACTCTTTGTGTAAAATTCTGTCCAAGCATATGGTCATATTCGTGGAGGACAACTCTTGCACCGAGACTTAAAAATGTTTCAACTACAATTTCACCTTTTACATCCTGATATTGTAGTGTAACTTCTGTTGGTCTTTTGACCATTAACATTACACCAGGCAGTGAAAGACATCCTTCTTGCATAGACTCCGCTTCATCACCCAAGCCAATTATTGTAGGATTGATAATATAACGTGTAAGTTTATCACCATCACCAAACACAAAAATTTTCTTATCAATGCCAACTTGATTGGCTGAAAGGCCCACACCTCCAAGTTCGAGCATTTTTTTAAAAAGATCTTCACATAATTTTGTTGCATCACCCTCAGTGTCAAAATCATATTCTTTTGGCTCTTTGCGTAAAAGAGGATCTGTAATAGGTAAAAGTTCCATTATGACATCACCGAATAGTTTTGTTTCTTTTCAAATTTAACAACAGACCTAAACTTGTCAAACAACTGGTCACCCTTATGTGAAATTACAAATGTGTTTGTATCATCACCAATTGTATTCAATAATGTCATTACATAGTCTGTGCCATTATTATCTAGCGAACTATCAAACACTTCATCAAGAATAAGAAGATTTGTTGCGGCAGAGTTTTTCATCTTCGCAATAGTTCTCCAAGTAAACAACAACGCCAAGTCAATACGTTGTTTTTCACCCTCACTAAAAGATGCATAACTAAATTTATCTCTATGCCGAGACTTAATAGTTTCATTAAATTTCTCGTCCAGATTAAACTGAACAAAAAAGTCCATAGCCGCTAGATATTTGTTTACTAGTTTATTTATAGCAGGAAGGTATTGTTTTATAATTCTTGTTTTAATACCTGTATCTTTTAGCAGTGAAGAACATACAGAATAATAATGTTGTTCCTCGTTCTTTTCGCTTTTTAAATTATTTGCGGAAGTAACTTCCTTAGCCATTTCTTTCAGTTTACTTTTTTCTTCATCAATATTTGCAACATTGTTTCTTGCTTCACCAAGTTCAACATGCAGTCTTTGTAGGAATCTTTGATTGGAGATAATGTTGTTATTACTTTCCATAATGGCAGTATCTAATATACCGAACTCAGTAATTAAGCGATCCAAGTCTGAGAACTGTTCATCAAGGTCCGCTGTTGCTTTTTTAAGTTCTTGTATTTTAGATACCCGTTCTGCTTTGATTTCGTGTTTAAAGTCGTGCGGGATACCCTGTTTACATGTTGGGCAGTCGTCATGATTTTCATAAAACTCTATCTCCTTAGATACCTTATTTATTTGGGACTGGAATTTGTCCTTGTATCTTTCAAGCTTTCTTCTTTTTTCTTCGGGATTACCCAGTTCCGCCTTCTGTTCTGATATTGTAGTAACGTTTTGTTGTTCTGTCGTAATCGTTGAGTCCAGCTCATCAATCTTCCCCTCAATTTCCGTAATTTTTTTAGCTTTATTTTCTTCAAGTGTGGCAATGTAAGATTTCTGAATAGTAGCTTTTTGTTTTGCAACTTCAACTTGTGTTTCAATATCCCTAATTGTTTCACGCAAAACATTTTGTTTATCCTTCAAAACTGTATTCATAACAGTAAATATTTGGATATCCAAAATGTCCTCAATAATTTCACGGCGTTGTCCTAGAGGCAGTTGCATAAAGGGTGTAAAAGAAGCACTGCCAAGAATAACAATTTGTGTAAACGATTTGTAGTTTAGTTTTAAAATTGATTCTTCAAGATACTTTTGTGTGTCACGCAGAGCCGCATCCTGGTCAATCAATTCATCATTACAATAAATTTCAAAAACTGAAGGCTTAATACCTCGTCTTATCATATAATTTTTACGACCAATACGCAAATCAATCTCAACAAGTAAATCCTTGCCATTAATAGAGTTTACAAGTTGCGGCTTATTAATGTTTCTGAAAGGCTTGTTAAACAGTGCAAAGCAAAGTGCATCAAGAAATGTAGACTTACCCGCACCATTTTCACCTATAACAAGTGTGCTTGGCGACCTTGTAAATTCTATTTCAGTGAAAGCATTACCTGTGGAAAGAAAATTTTTCCAACGTAATTTTTCAAAGTGAATCATTCAATATTTTGTGCTTCAACATATAGTGTTTGTAGCACACCCTTCAGTCTATTTGTATCTAGATCTGTTGTCACATTGTCAACATATTCATTCAACAATGTCATCGTGTCCTCTAGATTTATATTGTCATCACCGATAGCCTCATCTTCAAATTCAGAAAAGTCCTCGATAATTTTTAGCTCATTAAGATTAGAACTATACAACTTATCAACAAATTTGTCAAACAGTGAGAAGTCCGTTTTGTTAACAACAACTACCTTTACACAACATCCCGAAAGATTACTAAAAATATCAGAATCGACAATTGCTCTAAAAGATTCTGATGTGTCATCATAATGGAATTTGTGAAAGATGTTAAATGGATTTTGGATAAATTCAAGTTCGTCTGTGTCTGTATCATAGATATGAAATCCTCTAGGGTCATCAAAATCACTCCAAGTAATTTCGTAAGGGTTGCCAAGATAAGTAATGTTGCCGCGGCTACTCCTATGATGGAAGTGACCAGAACAAACGAGATCAAATTTCTGAAAAATACTAGGATCCATACCATGGTCATTTGCATGACCTTTATACATTTGAAAACCAGCAAGTTCATAGTGTCCAAAACATACTGTAGCATCTGTCTCATTTATAGCATCCATTGTTTGTTGATAATTGTCAGAACAAATCCAAGGCGTGAAAAGAATCTTTTTAGGCTTTAGTGCATTACCAAAAGTCAGTTCAGTTACCTCGGGATACACTGTAATATTATCATAGTCTGTTAGCAACAGCTCAGGTGAATTTACCTCGTTTGTATTCTTGTAATATGTATCATGATTGCCTGGAATCATGTGCATATCAATATCCAACTTTTCAGTAGCATCAAAGAAATATCTTTTACATTTTTTCAATGTATGAAAGTTGATATACTTACGGCGGTCAAAAATATCACCAAGGTGAATAACAGTTTTAATTTGTCGTTTTTCCAGTTCAGGGAAAAAACAATTATCATAAAACTTTTCAAAGAAGGAATCGAAGGGTAACGAATCCGACCTAGCACCAAAGTGTGTGTCAGTAATAAGTGCAATCTTCATTAGTATTTAATATTCTTTTCTTTTAAAAATTCACTAACCCATTTAGCAATATATTTGGCTGTTCCATTGGTGGGACCAAGCACCCAATTATTTCCTGCAGTGAATTGTCTGGCGTGACTTTTAAAGTATTCTTCCAGTTCCTCTATAAATTGTTCATCACTCATATTTTATAGGTCTCCTTTAACCAAGGTAGGATAACTTGTTTTGTAAATTCTTTATGTTGTGCATCATCTGGGTGACAGAGCCAATTTTGATCTTCAGTATTCACAATTTCATTCTCATATTTTGAAAAAGGTAGATCACAATTATTCTTACACCAATCAAATTCACCTTCTACGGGAAGCCAATTTTTTCTACTGGCTTGTAATAATTTATACTCCTCATTATCAGACTCTTCTAAAATTAATTCACTACATTGTGACGCCATACGAGTCATAAAATA